TGGCAGCTGACTGCGAGGCCGTGCCACCGTAGCACGACAGCACCAGCGTGCCGCCCAGCTGCTTGTTCGTCAGGTCTGTGTTATTGCCGAACGGCGACCCGTCAGAATCGCCAACGGACGGCACGCCCGCCAGGCTGCCCGTGATGTCAAGCACGCCCAGGCGGCGCGTCTTCGCAGCGTGCGCGAAGCCTGTGGTGTCGCTGCTCGTGTAGGCCACATTGGCTGACCACACCTTGACATTGAGAGCGTAGTTCGAGGGCAGGTCGACCAGCCCGTCATTTCCAACCGTGTAGATGGTGGCCATGTGTGTCTCCTACAGTAGCGTGGCACGCAGCTCGTACTCGTCTTCAATCAGCCAGGCGTCATCATCCTGCTGCGGCACACCTTGTCGCCGGAGCCTTGTGGTGACGCGGTCGTGTCCTGCCAGGGTGGCCGTCCACCCATCCAGCAGCGCCTTGAGGCGGGTCTGCGCTGACGCCAGGTCACCCGTGGTATCGGCAGAATCGTACATGCGGAACAGGATGCCCAGCACCAGCTCGTAGCCCGCGCTGGTTCTGTCGCTGCGGTCTGTGGTGACCTCGTACACGCACACGGGCAGGGCGCAGTCGCTTGGCGCCTGGGTGGCGTACACGCGGCCATCAAAGACATAGGCGAACCCGCCAGCTGTGTTCGAGCTGGAGATGCGGGTGCGCAGCGCTGTCAGCACGGCCATGCTCATCCCAGCCTCGCCACCCTTCGCATGGCGCGCGCCATTGTCGGCTCGAACAGGTCGCGCACGGCCTCGATGGTGGGCTTGATGTATGGCCGCGCGCGCACCCGCCCGAAGTTCCCTTCGATGCGCGCATAGCGCACAGGGCTGCCCAGCTGCATGCCGATGCGGTCAGGCGTGCTGTACTTGCGCACCTTGGCGCCCGTCGGCCCGCCAATCTGCCAGCTGCGCCGGAGGGTGCCTGTGTTGACCGCAGGCGGCTGCCCTGGCGCACTCGCCTGGTGCAGCCCCTGCTTGCGCATGGTCTTCGCACCCTTGCGGCCCTTGCCGATTCTGTAGATGCGGCCCGTGCCAGGCTTGCCGAGCTGCACCTTGAGCGCACGCTCAACGACCAGCAGGTAGGCGTTGACACCTTGCGTGATGGCCCAGCGCATTTGACTGGTGGCCTGCGGGTTGCCACGCCACTCGACGCTCATGCCAGCACCTCCGGCGGCGGCACGCGCACCGCGTCCACAATGGTGTGCGCATTGGGGTGGGTGGTCGCCAGGTCAGGCACGCGCACGCCTGTGACCCTGTACAGGTTGCAGCTGTTGCCCGTTGGCGGCTGCGCCACCAGGTCATCGGCCTGCACATCCACGGCGCCGTTGAAGTAGATGACGGTGCCGCGCCGCAAGCTTGTGCGCCCCTGCGCCAGCTGCTCGGCACTCGAGCGCTCCTGCACGAATGCCTGGTGCGTGGTGCTGGTATAGCTCTTCGCCACCATGCCGTATGCGTCCACCGTGGTGGTGGGGCGCCGCAGCGCCACCTGCTTGCCCATGGTGGCAATGAGCGCAGCCACGCTCACCGAAGCCTCCTGTACGGCGCCAGCAGCTGGAACGCCTCGCGGTCAGCCTGCGCCCTGCCCTCGAGGCTGTAGCTGTAGTCGCCCAGGCTCTCGCTGGCCAGGCTGTAGTCGCGCGCCCTGCCGTAGTAGATGCCAGCCGCCAGCATGCGCGTGGCCTGTTCAATGTCGGGCGGCACCTCCTCGTAGCCTGCGTCGTAGTCGGCCACAATGGTCTGCTTGGCGCTGGGCCACCTGTAGCCGTCATCGGGGAACCCGCCTCCGGTGAGGTACACGATGCCACGGTCAATGTCTGCACGGGTGTCCAGCTGCGCCTGGTCAGGGTAGGTCAGCGTGGCCGTGGCGTTGAGCAGGTCGCGCCCAGCGAATCGGTGCATGTACTTGACCAGGCAGTTCGATGCCAGCGTGGCGCTGAAACCCGTCTGCTGGTTGATCCAGGCCACCAGCAGCTGGCTGGTTGGCACCTGATTGTGGTTGCGGTGCGACACCGTTTCGTTGCCGTCGGCGTCAACCCGCGTCAGGCAGAACTCGTTCTCCCGCATGGTCACCGTCGCCAGCACATCGGTGCTGACGGTGCTGCTGATGGTCAGCGCCGCCAGGCGCCCGCTGCCCAGGTAGTGGACATGGCCGATGGGCGCCCAGCGCAACAGCACCGCACCCTCGCCTCCAGCCGTTGTCCACTCAATGACGCGGCGCTGCACCACCTTGCGGCGCAGGTAGCTCTCAACCTGGTATGTGGCGGCGTCAATGGCCTGCTCGAGCTGCGTGTCGTTGTCCGACACGGTTATGCCCAGCGTGGCCTTGAGGTCAGCCAGGGAGATGATGGCATACTGGTCAACGGCCACGCGGCGCCCTCCTGCGTGGTTTCATCGGCTTGACGGCTGGTTCTGTTGCGGCTGGCGTCTGCGCAGGGCCGCTGGGTGCCAGTATGCGCAGCACGCCCATGGCAGCGAACCGCTCGGCCAGCTCCTTGCGCATGACCACCGTGGCGCCCACGCGGTGCATGTTCCAGGGGCGCACCACCAGCACCACCACCATGGGCTCGGCTACGGGTTCCATGGCAGAGCTCCGTTGGCATTGTAGTCGCGCACATATTGGTGCCTGGGCTGCAGCTGCTCGTCCGGCCAGCTGCACATGACCTGCAGGTGGCCCACCCGTACCAGCGGCGTGATGCCGCACCGCAGGCCGTGCGCCCGCGCGTGGCTCCAAAAGTAGATGTCATCGTCCACGCGCCCGTCACCCCAGCCACCGTCCTCGGCAGGCTTGCCAACGAACAGCGGGCGGGGGAGCTTGGCCAGCGTCTCAACCCGCATGAGGGTGCAGCCGAAGTGTGCGGAGAGGCATGGCCACCATGGCTGCCGCAGGGCCGTGGCCTCCATCTCGCGCAGCGGCTGGCCGTTGCCGTCATCAAGCATGGCCAGCATGTGGTCGCGGTCGCGCGCCACCTGCAGCGGCGCCAGCACATCGAGCTGCTGCTCCTCGAGCAGGTGCCGCAGCACAAGCACATCATTGGCCTCGAAGACCGTGTCGTAGTCCACCGTCAGGATGTACTTGAACTTGCCCTCGGCGCACACCTTGTCCAGCTCACGCTGCAGGCATTGCCCCCAAAAAACGCCAGTCGTGCGCACCATGGGCATGGCCAGCTTGAAGCAGGCATGTGCCACGCATTGCATGTTGTCGCTCCACGCCAGGCGTGGCATGCTCATCACGCACAGCACATCACCCTGCGGCACCACGGGCAGCCGGACATTGGCCACCCTGCGTGCGCGCAGGTTCAGGCTGATCGGGTAGGCGCTGCAGTCATCTGCACCGTCCCAGGTTCCAACCACCTCGAGGCTTGCCATGCCCAGCAGCGCCTCGAGCTTCTGCCTGTTGAATATGGCGCCATGGCGGTCATCGGCGTCCACATGCCCGCCCATGAGGAAAGACTCGGTCACATGGCCGCCGCCATTGTGGTAGTGCGCCAGCACCTTGTCGAAGTCAGGCACGGCCACCAGCAGCTCACCACCTAGCCGGAGCGCTCGCGCCCACTCGCGCAGCACAGCCAGCGTGTCTCTGTGGCTGGCGTGCTCAAGCACATGGCTGGCCCTGATGCAGTCAAGCTGGCCGTCGGCAATGCCCTCCAGGCATTCCATGCGGCGGCCCTGCTTGATGTCCCACGGCTCATGGCCTGGCTGTGCGGCGTCCCCGCAGCCGATGTCGATTCGCTTGATGGTGTCCGTCATAAGACACAGCGGCGCCGCCTGGCGCCGCTGTGCGGGTAGGTGGTGCTGGCAGTCTATCAGACTGCGAACACATTGCGCGCATCGACGGTGCCAGCGCCCGTGGTGCCCGCGCCGTCCTGGCGCCGCCCCAGGGTGGCGTACCCCACCACCGTCGCGGAGGCGCCAGGCGTGACGCTCAACTTGAGGTACCTCTTGAGGCCGCGCGTGTCCACCTGGATCAGGTAGTACGGGGTCGTGAGGGTGGTGGCCGTGCCGTGCGTGCCGATGGTGAAGTCGGTGCCGCCCGTGATGCCAGCAGCCACCCAGGTGCTGTCATCGTCAGACTGCTCGACCTTCAAGGTGCTGGCCGCGTTCGTCACATTCGCATGCACCGCGATGGTGGCGTAGTCGTAGCCCTTGCAGTCGATGCTGGTGGTGGCCGTGGCGTTGGTGGCCACCGAACCCGATGCCAGCGCGTAGATGAACTTCTGATTTGCTTCGCGAATCATGGTAGTTGACCCTCCTGCTGGTCAGCGCGTGTACTGAATGATGGGGCCAGCCGTGGTGCTGTCGCCCGTGTTCGCAGCGACGATGTCGATGCGCTGGGTGCCGCGCACCGCCATCTCGTCCTGCTCGAAGGCGTTCAGCGCGCTGTCGGAGAGCTTGAGGCTCATTTCGCGACGGTCGCCGAAGTAGCACGCCTGCTGCAGGTCACCGAAGTACGCGAGCACGGTGCCGTCCGTGGTGGTGCTGGCCGGAGGCAGAACCTGCGAGAAGACCACCTCGTAGCCGAAGAAACGCGGCTGCACGCCAGCGGCAATCTCCGCAGCCGACACGCCACCAGCAGTCATGGCGATGCGCTCGAACAGCTGGTGATAGACGCTCTTGTGGCAGTAGAGGCGGCAATTCGGCCCCATGGCGTAGGCGGGCAGCCCAGCGAAGAGCTTGGCGATTCCCGCGTTGGTGATGGCCGTGGTCAGGTCGCCCGTGCCCGCGCCGGAGTCAACGACACCCGCGCTGCCCATGGCGTTGGCCAGGCCGACGATGCCACCGTAGCCGCTGGTGCCGTCGCCAAGGAACCCAGCCTCGTCCTCACGCTTGGAGAACTCGTAGGCGATCTCCTGCGCCAGGTCATCGGCAATGTTCACAATGGCGTCCTCGGCCAGCTCGTTGCTGACCGTGGTGAGGGTCATCAGCTTGCGCGCCACCAGCGTCACCTGGTCGAAGGTCTGCGTCGACTCGGTGCCCTGGCGGGCCTCGCCCGTCCAGTAGCTGGTGACGGTGGCCGTGCGGCGCGGCATGGTGAGCGTGTCGCGCGACATCGGCACGACCTTCGCGTAGCGCCGGAAGACGCCATACTGCTCACGCAGGTTGATGATGGTCTGCTCGAACTCCTCGGGCACCAGGAACCCGCCCGCGCTGTTCACACCTTCGGTGTGCGCCTTGAGCCGGAGGCCGTTGGACGCGCACCAGTCAATGCTCTTGCGGTGGCCGTTGGTCGCCATGAGCCAGCGCCCGAAGCGATAGGCGCCCTCGGCGTTGTCGAAGTTCTTCACACGCTTGAACGAGCGGAGCATGGGCGCGCCGCCAACCTGCAGCGCCTTGCGCACGGGCACGCCAGCGTCGAGCTCGAGCTTGACATGCTCGCGCACGCTCTTGGCAACCTGCTCCTCGTTGGCCTTGGCGCCGTCCTGCTGCATGGCACCGTCCTCCATGGCGTCTTCGGTGGTGGCGCCAGCGGCGGCGCGAATGACCACCTCGACGGACTCCGGGTCGATGGGCGTGCCAGCCTCGTCAACCAGCATGGCGCCCTCGAGCATGAGGCTCTTGGCGTGCGTCACGCCAGCCTCGCCGTGCTGGTTGGCTGCGGCCTGCAGCCCCTTGCGAAAGGTCTCGATGTTGATCGTCTTCATTCGTCTGCTCCTGCAGGTGTGTCGACTCCAGGCGCCGCCTCAAGGCCCATGCCGCCAGCGCGCGCCGCCATCAGCTCCACAGCCTGCCCATGCGCCGTGCGATTTCACGGCGCGCAATGGATGCCACATCTATCGTCTGCTTGACCTTGGGCCTGCAGGCTGGCGGCAGGTCAACCACCACCTGCACCCGCCTGGGCGGCTGGTACCCCATCCAGCGCTGGGCGTCGGCGGCGCTGACGGCGCCCTTGCGCACGGCGCTGACCAGCGCGTCAGGGTTGGCCTGCAGGGGCGCAATGCTCACCTCGCGGAGCTTCCATTTCGAGTACACGGTGTGAACCTGCTCACCGTACTTCTTGCGGTCATCGGGCGTTGCGCGCCGCATGCCGCCCTGCTCGGGGAAGTAGCCGATGCTAATGCCACGCACAATGCCCTGCCCCACCAGGCTGGCCACGAAGTCGGGGAAGTAGGTGCCCTCGAACCCGTCCGGCCTCTTGGCGAATGTGAACTCACCGACGATGCTGTTGGGCTGCCTCTTGAGAGACAGGCACCTGCCAACAGGCTGCTCGTAGTCGTGGTTCCAAAAAAGCACAGGGTTGCGCTCGTACTCGGTGGCGTTCATGCCCTGGGGCACCACCACCTCGAAGTCCCTGTCGAGCGCGTCGGTGGTGATGACCGCCTCAAACCCGCTGGCGGTGCTGCTGAACTTGGCATCGAGCGCCTTGCGAATCACGCTGCTCTCCTGGGGTCAGCCCCTGATGCGCCGCTCGGCTTCGGCGGCAATGTCCTCGAAG